TAGCTGCTTGAACAATATTCTTGCAGCAGTAATGAAATGAATGGAGGAATGTAACCATGAAAATCAAGAGCAACGACCTGTTTGCCCAGGTTAAGAAGCAGCACGAAACCACCCTGTCCGCTGCTTTCAAGTCCGGCAATCCCGAAGAGATTGCCCAGGCTATGACCGCATTTTTTGACGGCATGAACGAAGCCGTCCTGCAGCGCGCCGCCGAGGAAATCGACGCCCGCAACCAGGACGCTACCATTCTGGCCGCCCGTGGCGCCAATGTTCTGACCACCGCAGAACGCGAATACTACGACGGTCTGGCTAAGGCGCTGAAGTCCGCTGACCCCCGTGCTGCTGTCGCAAATTACGAAGTGGCAATGCCCCAGACCGTTGTCGACCGGATCATCGGCAGCATCCGCAAGAATCATCCCTTACTGGACAAGCTGAACTTCGTCAATACCGCATATCTGACCCGTATTCTGGTCAACGCCAAGCCCGCCCAGCTGGCCGCCTGGGGCAAGATCACCGGCGCGGTACAGAAGGAAATTGAGGGCGGCGTCCAGGAAATCGCCCTGACCATGTGCAAGCTGTCCGCCTTCATGGCTATTTCCATGGACCTGGTAGACCTGGGTCCCGAATGGATGGACACCTACGCACGGGAAACCCTGTCCGAAGCCATTGCCTTCGCCCTGGAAAGCGGCTGTGTGGCAGGCACCGGCAAGGATGAACCCATCGGCATGGTCCGCGACATTTCCCCTTCCGCTTCCGTCCAGGATGGCGTATACCCCAAGCAGACCCCCGTCCCCGTCAAGCGTCTGGACGCTAAGACCATGGGCGGCCTGCTGGCAAAACTGGCCCGCGACCCCAACGACACCACCGGCGCAACCGCCCGCGCTGTGGATCCCCGCGACATCATCATCATTTTTAACCCCTTCGACTACTGGGAAAAGGTTTTTGCTGCCACCACCCTGCTGGTTGGCGGCCAGTACATGACCAATGTGCTGCCCATTCCTGCCGAAATCTTCCAGTCTGCCGCTCTGGCAAAGGGTGAAGCGGTTATCGGTATCGCCCCCTATTACTTTATCGGCATCGGCCCCGCTGGTAAGCAGGGCACTATCGTGGCCGACGATTCTGTAAAGTTCCTGGAGGATCAGCGCGCCTACAAGGCAAAGCTGCACGGCAATGGCCGCCCCCTGGACCAGTACGCTTTCCTGCTGCTGGATGTTTCCAATCTGGAAGCCATTGTGTCCACCATTGTGGAGGTTGCCGGTACTGTTGCCACTAAGGAACAGGCTTAACCCGGAGGGCTAAACTATGGCGGTATTGACCAAAGAACAGGTATACGCCCGCGCGCTTAACCGCATGGGCTACACCTGGGAACTGGACGAAAAGCAGAAAGCAGACGTGGAAGCTGCCATAGAGGAAGCAGAAGCCCTTCTCCGGGCCAGGGCGGGCAGCCCAGAGCTTGACCTGACCGGCCCGGAGTATATCGGCCTGCTGATAAATTGCGCCTGGTACATCGTTAACAAGCGCCGCGCTGAGTTTGAAGAGGACTACCGCGCGGAAATTGTTAACTTGCGCTTAGTGGAGGGATTCGGCTGTGGCAAAGAAACAAGTACAGTTTGAAAACTTTAACGACGGCGTGTGTGCCCTCTGGCAACTGGACAAGACCAAAAAACCCACCTTACTGCTGGGGAATGTACGGTTCCAGGAACGGACTGTAGGCATCAAGCGCAATTTTGAAGCAGAGCAGGCGGGCCACACGGTCCAAAAGCTGATACGCATACCCAGGATGGACTTTATCAAACCGGGCGTTTTCGTGGTCATTGAGGACCAGCAGTACACCGTATTACAGGCCCAAAAGATTCTTGATACGATCCCGGAGTGTATGGACCTTACCCTGGAAAACCCCACAATCCTGCTTAACTTCGACGAAAGCGAGGTGGGAGCCGGTGGCCGGGTCTGATTTTACTACCGAACTTGTTGCAGTGCTGCAAGATTATACAGACGATGCAAAAATCGCCGTAAACAAAGCGGTGGAAGAGTGCGGCAAGGGACTAAGAAAAGATATAGCGGCCCAGGCCCCGGAGCGAACCGGCAGTTATAAGAAAAATTGGGTTTGTGATTTTTCGGGCGGTGGCATAGATGCAAAGTCAGCCACCGTTAGAAACAAAAAACATTACCAGTTGACCCACCTGCTGGAAAAGGGACATAAAAAACGCGGCGGAAAAGGCCGCGTAAAGGCTTATGTTCACATTGCCCCGGCTGCCGAAAAGTGGACGGAAGAATTTGAACAGAGATGCAAGGAGGCGTGTAAAGGCGAATGATAAGCCGTGAAAAGATTCTGGAGCGCCTGGACAATACGGGTATTCGGATAGAGGACGAAACGGCGGTGCCGATCAATGGCGCAACCGTCCCGCTTCCGTATATGGTAGTCCGCAGCGAAGAAAACGATAAATGGGACGATAAGGGCCGCGTGCGCGTGGTTACGATCACATGGACCGTCGTTCTGTTTACCACAAACAAGGATTTTGCACTTGAGTGCAAAATCAGAAAAGCGCTTGCCGGTCTGACTGTGGAAATTGAGCGTTTCCCGGACGGTGAGCCGTATTCTGTTTATTTTACCTTTACTACGAAAGGAGCAAGCACATGAGTACCACAAACACCATCGACAATTCCGAAGAGATCATCCTGGGCAGTGGCGACCTGTATATCGTGGACTTTACCGGTGAAATCCCGGAAGATACCGAAATCGAAAAGGACGAAAACCGCGCCGGTAACATCAAGGGAGGCGCAACGCTGGAATACTCCATCGAAAGCCAGACCGTCCAGGACGATAAGGGCCGCGTGAAAAAGACGATTATCACCAAAGAAACCGTACTTTTCAAAACCGGCCTTATGACCTGGATCAAAAAGTTTATGCAGGCAATCATCCAGACGGCCCGCATTGACGAAACCACCAAGGCAGGCCACCGGGTCTACAAACTGGGCGGCCTTGCCAATCTGAACAAAACCCGCTATCTGTGGCGGTTTGTTCATACCCGCGACGATGGCCGTAAGCTGCGTATTACCGTCACCGGCAAGAATACCGGTACCATTTCCCTGGCTTTCCAGCCCGAAAACGAAACCGTGGTTGACGCTGAGATCACGGCGGACACCCTGGACAGCGCCGGTACTCTGGTCATTCTGGACGATGAAATGCTGAAGTCCACCCAGACGACCAACACCGGCAGTTAATGGAGGGTAGGCCATGTTTAAGCTGAGCGCTGTACAGGTCCGGCACTATGAATTTGAACACCCGGACGACGGCACCGTCCTGCATATCCTGCCCCCGAAGCTGGACACCATGGAGATTTTCAACAAAGTGTTTACGAACACCGAGTCCACCCCAAAAGACCTGGCAGGTGTAACCGGCGCGATTCTTTCCAACAACGAAGAGCACGTGCGGATCACCGGCAAACAGTTGATGTACTGGGCAAATGTGGACCAGCTGTCTGCGCTGGTTGAAGACTTCCTGGGCTGGCTGAACAAAACCAAAGCCGATAACCCAAACTGATAACCCCCAGCTATCCCGACAAGGATAGCGAGGGGGTCCCCTTCTCTATCACAACGCAACGCCAAAAGGTAGTTGCGGACTATGCGGGTATTTCTCTGTTTGAGGTTTACCAGCTGGATATTTTCACATATTGGGCGCTGCTGCACGACGCCATTGTTTACGGCAACGCGCAGACCGAAGAGGGCCGGAAGTGGCTGCACAATGCGTGGAGATTGACCCAGGTAACCCCGGACTATGGAAAACTGCATGAAAAATACGGATGAAAGGAGGATGAACCGTGAACGCAAAAGTTAGAGGAATAACAGTAACCATCAACGGCGACACCAAGGGCCTGGGCAAAGTCCTGGACGCTGCCAAAAAGCAGAGCATGGGACTGAGCAAAGAACTTCGTGAGGTTAACAAAGCCTTGAAGCTCAACCCGTCCAGCATCACCCTGCTGTCTGAAAAACAGGCCATACTTGCCGATTCTGTAAAGGCCGCCCGTGAAGAACTGAAAGCATTGGAAGCCGCCCAGGGCGACGTCGAAAAGATGTACGCCGCCGGAGAAATTGACCGGGGCGCCTATCTGGAATTTCAGCGAAAACTTGAGGCGGCCCGCGACAACCTTAAACGGTTGCAGGATCAGCAAGTGGAGTTTGGCGGCGTAGTCGGCCAAATTATGCAGCAGGCCGGTCAAAGTGTTACGGACTTCGGTAAAAAGGTGGAAGGCGTGGGCGAAAAGCTCATGCCCATATCTGCGGCCACCGCTGCGGCGGGTGCTGCATCGGTAAAAATGGCCTTTGACTTCGAGGACAGCATGGCCAAAGTGGCAACTATTGCAGACGCTACGGAAGTCCCCCTGGCCGATCTGGAAGCGGCAATCCTGGAACTGAGCGACGAAACCGGAATTGCCGCCGGTGAAATCGCCCAAAACGTCTATGATGCAATCAGCGCGGGCCAGAAGACCGGCGACGCCGTTAACTTCGTCCGTCATGCCACCGATCTGGCCCGCGCCGGTTTTGCAGACAGCAGCGACGCCCTGGACCTGCTTACCACCATTATGAACGCCTACAAGCTGGAAGCTGAGGAAGTCGTCAACGTTTCCGACATTCTGATAGCTACCCAGAATTTAGGCAAAACCACGGTTGCGGAACTGTCCGCGAGTATGGGCAAGATCATTCCCACGGCCAACGCGGCAGGCGTCCAGCTAGACCAGGTGGCGGCGGGATATGCCCTTATGACCGCCAACGGTGTGGCAACGGCTGAAAGCACCACATACATGAACAGTATGTTAAACGAGCTTAACAAGTCCGGCACCACCGTTTCCGACACCTTGAAGAACCAGACCGGCAAGAGCTTTTCCGAATTGATGGCCGAAGGCTACACCCTGGGCGACGTCCTGGGCATCATCAACACCGCCGCAATGGCTGACAATAAATCCCTTATGGATATGTTTGGCAGCGCCGAAGCGGCAAAGGCTGGCTTGATTCTGCTGGGTAACGATGTTACCGCCGTCGAAAATGGACTGGTGGAAGCAGGCGGCGCGGCGGGCGATTTTAACAATATGCTTGCAGGCATCCGGGACGGAAGCGGCGGTACCGCGTCCGCCCTGGAAAAGCTGGACACCAATAACCGCAAAATTGCGGTAGCACTTAACC